AAATATTATCTACTATTTCTTTATTCCTCTGTGCTGTCATCTTTGTTCAGTTTTTCTTGCACCTGTTTTTCAAGTTCAGCTATAGCTGGTGGTGTGCTAAGATCAACATCTGCTTCAACTTCAACTATAACTTCCTTAGGCTTCTTTTCAAGTTCGTCTAATGTAGCATTTAGTAAGCCTAAAGTTTTAGCATATCGTTCCCAAAGTTGATTAATTTGTTCTTGTTTTTTATTTGTCATAGATCCTCCTTTCTATTTCATCCATTTAAACACGTTTTTTATTTTACCCTGTTTTTTCCACTCGAGATATTCGTGTATGCTTTTAGGCATGGGTTTTGGTTTCTCGAAAATACTGTTGATAGGAACAATTAATAAAAAATATGCAAACCAATATGCCGTTCCTATTTGTCCTAATGTAACATATATTCCTGTTGCAGGCATTGCACCAATATACATTAGTAAGAAAAAGTTCAATACAAAAATAATAAACCATTGTCTATGCATTGGTCTAAAGATACAAGATCTTATTTTACTCCGATCCAGCCAAGGAAGCAGTCCTAGGATTGCAATCGCACTGACCATGGCAACCACTCCGCCCAGTTTGTCTGGGATCGCTCTTAGGATGGCATAGAATGGCAGAAAGTACCATTCAGGCACAATATGTTCAGGAGTAACAATTGGATTGGCAGGAATGTAGTTGTCCGGGTGTCCTAATATGTTAGGTGCAAAAAATACAAAAAATGCAAACACAAGGAAAAACACACTCATGAAAAACACGTCTTTCATTGTTGTGTATGGATGAAATGTAACTGTGTCTCTTGTATCCTTAGGTTCTATGCCTGAGGGATTGTTTGAGCCTGTGATGTGTAAAGCAATGACATGTAGAATTACTATACCCAATATTACAAATGCTAGTAACCAATGTAGCACATAAAATCTATTCACAGTGGGATCGCCCACAGAGTATCCTCCCCACAACCAGGTAACGATTGGCTCTCCAACAAACGGAACTGCACTTACAAGATTAGTGATCACCGTTGCTCCCCATAAAGACATCTGGCCCCATGGTAAAGTATACCCCAAGAATGCAGTTGCAACCATTAAGAAAAATATTACAATTCCAATTAGCCACATCACTTGTCTAGGGTCTTTATAAGATCCAAAGTACATTGCTCTAAAAATATGTAGATAAACTGCAATGAAGAAAAATGATGCAAGGTTCATATGGAAATATCTTAATAACCATCCATAATTAACATCTCTCATAATGTGTTCAACAGAATTAAATGCATCATCTGCATCTGGTTTGTAATGCATACCTAGCACTAGGCCTGATACAATTAGACCTAATAGGCAGAACATCAATATGCCGCCAAAACTCCAAAAGTAATTTAGACTTTTTGGCACTTGGAAATCCAAGTATTCGTGTTTGAACATTCTAAAAATTGGTAGCCGATCATCAACCCATCCTAGTATGCCTTTGAATGGAGAGCCGCCTACTTTGTTTGTTTGTACAGGCTTGTGGTCCATGTTTAACCTTTCTTAAGTTTTTCTGATATCTTTTTTTCTAGTTCGCGTATGCCTGGCGGAATGCTTAGGTCAACTTTATCTCCAACGTCCCGCACAACTTCTTTCTCTATCACAGTTGTGCCATTTCCGTTATTATCCAAAGCGCCTTTGCCTTCGAATGACCATCCATATCTTGCTTTCAAACTCATGTTTACTGCAATTAATAATAGCACAGCCAGGGGATCAAATACAAACATAATTATTATGATCAGCCAAGTTACTGCTCTTTCCAAGTCAACTTCTCCATCGCGATCAAAGAATTGTGCGATATATTTGATTGGGCCTACTTCAGCAGTTAATTCTCGTATTTTTGATTCTGCAATATACTTTTCAGCATTAAGTTCATCAATGGTATCATATGCTTCATTAATTTGTATTTCATAGTTTTCTATAGTAATATCTGCATCTGCTTGGGCAGTTATAGCACCCTCGTTGATGCTGTCTATCCTTGCTTTGGCACTGGCTATCTCGTCTGCAACAGAGGCTTGTAAGGTGCTGATTTGTGCGTTTAAATCGCCAATTTTACTTCTTAAAGGTTGAATCTGTTCGTCGGCATCTGCTTGTGCTGATGCAATGTTTTTGGTAATTGAGTCTCTTTCATTTTTCTGACTATCACGTAATTTAGCGGCTTCAAGTTCTTCATTGAAGAAATTTTTGTTTGCACTTAGCACAGTGTTCACGGCATCATCAAGTGTGTTTAACTTGTCTTGTTCTATGCTTATCTTCTTATCTGCTACCGCTTGAATATCTATGATCTCTGCCTTGATATTATCAATTTGTAAAGTTATAAGTTCAACATCCTTTACAATTTTATTATTAGCATTTTCTATAATGTTTTGCTCTCTTTCTATCTGTTCCTTAGCAGTGTCACTTGTACCAGTGCGTAATCTATCTATTTTTCCTATAAGACTTTGTATTGTTGTTTCTTGTCTCAATATCTGCGAATCTAGTCTTTCTATCTTGGCGACAGCATCACCTGTAGGAGTTGCCTGTTCAATGTGTGCCCTAGAAAGAAATCCAAAGATTCCAAGTGAGGTTATAAGCATCAACACTACAACGGCTATGGTAAGATATGTTTTTAAGAAAAATGGAATGTTTTTCCAATTCTGATATAACCAAGAGGCTGTGACCAACTTAGATACTTCTAACACACCTCCCATAATAATGATAGGCCACTTGGCGGCCGCAAATATTGCCGCCAATCCTAACACAGAATAATATATGGCCACAGTTGATATGGCCATTGCACAAATAAAAGTTACTACAATTAGAAACATAGTATATTTACTGCTCCCTCATATTCATTAATCTATGTTAAAATAATCGTCCTCGGTCACTGTAAGTTCCCACATGGTCACATAATTTTCCCATGCTTCTTGTAAAGCAGGATACTTTTTTCGTAGCATCACTGCCTGGGATCCTGTCATCCTATCTTCGTTCAAAGCAAATCTTCGAGCCTGTGCTTTCTCTGTTTCACTGACTAAAATCTTTTCAGACACGCCTGCCTTGTGCTTATAGACTGTTTCGCCGCCATCCGGCGATGTGTATATCCATTCTGCCATGCTTTATTATAACGTAAAATGCGTAAAGATAAAAGTGAAATATTAACTGTCTTCGCCTGACAATCTTTTAGTGGTTGTTATCTGCGTTACTGTAATTGAGAACAAAATACTTTCTAAGTCTGTTGGCGGTGTTGCTGTCACTGCCTCTATAACCGTGTCAGTTGTTGCTGGTCTAAACACTGTTCTGTTTTCTGTAATGCTACCAGACACAGTTGAGTCAGCCGCATAAGTTTCTGATCCACAAGCAATACCAACTGCTACTCTGTCTTTGATAACTTCCTCAGGAGTATTAACAGTTGTTGATCCATCAATACCTGTAAATGAAGTTGCATCTTTTGTAAAGAAACTATCAGTATCTTCAACTGCCACAGTAAACTCTAACGCAGTTGCTTGAGCAGATCCATTTGCTTCTACTATTTCAATATCAAGGATGTCAACATTTGTGTTTTTGTTTAACTGTTTTACAACACTTTCAAATCTCATCAAGCCACGTTCTCTATTCAATGCCAGTGCGTTTGATGTCGCTCTAGTTACATTTGTTGCTAACGTACCTAAGTTTGTAATGTATGGATATTTTGATGCGTTTGGAAAGTTTCCGTTTGGTGTAACTGCTCCACCTGATGTACCTACAGTACCTGTATCATATGCTCCCATAGCAACCGCGACTCTAAAGTGCTTTTCTCTTCTGTCATCGTGTGCTTGGTTACTGAAACTAATTGGCATCTTTTTATATCCTCTTAAGTGTTATTTGTATTTATTTAGTAGATATGCCAAACTTGATCACGCCTACAAGCCTTGCCATGATAAAATTCTGCTGGATATTCTGCGAAGTAATAACCTATTTCAAAGAACCTACAATGCTTATTTCTGCTGGGTGCTTCATATATCGGCATAACATATCCACGTTTGCCCGTTGCCTTATCATACCAATGTGTGCTTGAGCCATCTGGATTGTGTTCTAGTGCTTGTTGGAAACTTGCTTGTATTACATCGGCCTGCTGATTGTGTCCAGTTAAAGCAAAATATTGAGTGTTGGTGCATCCAGCGAGTAATACACAAAGTAGTAATAGTAATCTCATACTATTATATTAACACAAAATGGTTATCTGTCAATCACCTAATTTTAGTAATGATTCCAACTTATCTTCAGCATGAGCCAATTGTTCAAGTTTCTTTTCAGCGGTGACAACATAATCAATGTGCTCTGCTACGCCAATTTGTTTCTCTAAAAATATTTTAAGATCTATCTTTGCAACTTCGATGTCACCTTCTAATTTTTTAATTAGTGCTTGTTTTATCATATCTACCCTCACAGAAGTAGTCGAAGCCAGTCAACTCCATACCACCCACGTTTCTAAATTTTAATAAAAGATCGTCAGTAATAGCGACTTTGTTGTCATAAAGATAGTCTTGGCATTCTGATTCTGTGCTAAAATTTACAGAAGGGGTCGCAGAATCAGAAGACAGTGTACGCATCTCAGTTACATCAACGGCTCCGTAAGTTAACATCACGGTTAATATCCAAAACATATAGCCTCCTTGCTATTGCTAACTATTTGCAATCCTTTACTCAAGGCGAAAGGAAACACAAGGTTTCCTCTCTAAGTAAAAAAGTATTTATGTTATAAAGTAACAACACCTTCAGCAATCAAACGGTCTCTGTTTTTAAGATGTTTTGCTTTAATCTCTTCTTTGCTTCCACCAAAATATGCCACCGCATATCCTTCATCGATTAAAATTTGTGTTGCCATTTTGTTATCTATAATAAAATCTCCTAATATTCTGCCAAACTTGCCTTTCATGTCCTCACCTTTTTTGTTGACCTGAGTCTTCAAAATTGCTTTCTTACCTAATATTGATTTTAATTTTTCTTTAGATGCAAGTCCAAACTTCTTTTCAACTTTATCTCTAGTGCGTGATTCTGGAGTATCTATGCCCATCATGCGTACTCTTTCATCTTTAATCCACATGCCAAACCCTAGATCAATATCTACATCCACAGTGTCTCCATCTACTACTTTTATGATGTTTACTTTATACTCGTACATTAATGTTTGCCCCTCATGTAATGTTTAGATGGATCATAGGTTACCCATCGTATGAAACGTTTGTACATTAATCTTATCTTTCTGTGTGCGAACATATATGCGTATTTAAATGTATTGGTAATTTTTGCTGAGTTAGTGCCCCACTTCTGTTGCCAGGCAGGGGCCGCCCCGATAGAACTACGCCGCTAGGGCAAGTTCCTCATGTGCATAACTTTCGTCTGCATTTATAAATTTGGCCGTTACCTCGTTCCAACTGGGCAAACTCCATGTAGCCTTCTGATCACGTCGATTCTGTTTCACCCCCGAAAGGGATTACATAAGCCACCATATGGTGGAGGTGGTCGGTACTGCCCCGACGTCCGCCAATCGTATCTCTACACTTCAACGTCTACAGTAATAATTTATATGCCTTGTTTAAATTTGTCTACCCCAATGTCATCCCAGCCATACATATTTTGGTTTAGTTGTTTCCATAATTCTTGATCTTTATAGAAATAATGTATGTGCGAAATATCAGGCCATACTGCTCTTATTTCGTATTCTATGTTGTGTGCTATGCCAGACGGCATTGGATTGATCCAAGGCATTTTGTTACATCCAGGAAAGTGGTTTGCAATGCCATCGCGAAGAGACATATACACCCTTACACTGCCTTCTGTAATTTTGTGTCTATTCAATTCTCTTTTTACTTGTAGCCATTGTGGTTGCATATGTCCTGATTCATCATGCTCTGCGTTAGTACCGAGCATCATTTTTTTGACCCATTTTTTATCTCTGAGTTTTTGTTTTATTTCAGTGAAGTAATGATCGGTGGTTTTTGGGGTTTTTGTAGTCTGATGTTGTACAATGTCATGCCAAACTCCTGATATGAACCTCTGCCATGGATGCCTCCATACGGTCCATACTTCATTAGGCTTAACATCTTCGTGCGTGTTAATGATATCTTCAATGGTAGAATGATAGTTTTTTAAAATTACAAGATACACTACACTTGGATATTAGGCACTGCTTTGGCTGGTTGTATTCCTGTTGTGCTCTTAATATAATTGTCCACAGCCGCTTTGTTTGCCACTGTCATTGTAATGATAAGAGACTTGTTATAGGGCAAACTACCAGTAGGCTCTGCCATAATCATGTGTGGAGTCATTGCTATCCCATTTTGTGTCATAGCCAGTGCAAGTGGCCTTGCCAGTGTGATTGTAGATTCATCTTGTTTGACAAACTTACCAATTATTTCTTCGCCGCCATTTAAACGCATGGCAACCATATCATTTTCTTTAAAATTATTTTCTTTTAACATGAACTTTCCTTTGCTTTAATCCTAGTGTATAACCTAAGCCAAAAGAAAGCAAGATAAAAAATACAATTATAGCAGTGTGCCATATTAAAAACATTATAATTTAAATCCTTTTAGAGTGTCTTTGTTAATATCTTGTTTAACTCCACCTATAATGTAAGACTCAACTTCTGTTTCTTGTGGAGCAACCTGTAGTCCAGAAGATGATAACCAATGTTGTGTCCATGGCAAAGGATTAGTAGCAGGTGGACGATCATACAATGGATCAAATCCTATTGCTTTCAGTCTTTTGTTTGCTATCCATTCTACGTAATCCCCAAGTAGTCTTTCATTCAATCCTATTATAGATCCATCTTTCATTAAATGTTTGGCCCATGCTTTTTCTTCTTCAACACATGCCTGATACATTGCAACCACATCATTTTGACATTCTTTGGCTATCTTAACCATTTCTTTATCATCGCCATTGTGCCAATTTTTTATAATTTGTGTAGATAGATTCAAATGCGTTGCTTCATCTCTTGCTATGAATGAAATAATTTTTGCAGAGCCTTCCATTAATTTTAATTCACCAAATGCAAATGTGCAGGCAAATGACACATAAAAACGTAATCCCTCCAGGATGTTAACATTAACCATTGCCAAGTACAATGCTTTTTTAACATCCCTGATATCACCTTTACCTTTTACAAAATAATCTTGTGCTACCTTATAAAACTTATCGTAATTTTCTGTAACGGACACAGCTCTTTTTAATATCTCTTTGTCATCTAGTATTGTGTCAAACACCTCTGATGGGTCTGCATAAACATTTTTCATTATGTAAGTGTAAGAACGCGAATGTATTGTTTCAAAAAAGTCCCATGTAATCACACAGCCTTCTAGTTCGGGCAATGACACATATGGTAAGAATGCTAAAGAGGGGCCTCTTCCTTGCACTGAATCAAGCAGTGTTTGATATTTTAGGTTTGAAGTAAAAATGTGTTTTTGTTCAGGGCGGAAGTCTTGGAAATCTGCTCTATCTTTTTGCAAAGACACTTCTTCAGGACGCCAAAAATATCCAAGCATTGTTTGATTAAGTTTATCCAGTGCTGGATATTTGAAAGTGTCATATCTTTGTGTGTTTTGATCCTCTCCAAAGAACATAGGTTGCTTAGAGAAGTCCACAGTTTTACGATTGAATACAGTTTTGTCCATGATGTTTGTTTAATTATAAGTGTTACTATTTAACACGTCAACTAAATTGATAACTCTTCAGTTTATCATTTATCCTTTTATGCCAATATGTTTTGTTAGTCATGTGTGCCCTGTTAAATTTGTGCCTATTAGGGTCAACACTAGGAGTATCTTGTGAGTTAAGATGACTTATAATAGTAACCAGTTGTTTGAAACGGTTTATATCATTCATAATGCTATCGTATGAATGGTCAATTAAGTCATCAAACATATCAAACCCTTGTGTTCGCAACAATTCTACTGTGCCTGGAACAGACACTATTATCGGAAGTGTTTCATAATACATACTCAAGTAACTTTTTTCAGTGCAACTTGTAATGTATGGTTCTTCAAAATCTGTTTCTGTAACTATTGAGTAATCAACCTGTGCGTAGATATCATTTAAATTTAAATTTTGATCAAAATGTTGTGCTTGTGAACTTTGATTTCCTTCCTTATGTAATGGTTGATCTATGTATGTCGGGACTTTGAATTCATAATGTGCATAAGGATTGTTAGGAAAATATTTAGAAGTGTCTCTAAAACTCCATAACACTTGATCAATTATGTCGTTATTGTGTAAGGCACTGATGATTCCCCATCTATGTTCTTTAGCAAAATTGTTCATGCATAGCCATTTGTGTGTAATATTTTTTGGATGTGGATTAGGTCTTTCAGCAAGAACAAGATAGTTCCATAGATAGAATTCACTATACAAGTGTCTTACACCGTGCTGTTCAAAATAAGTTTCATCCGCAGTGTTATCGAACACAATGGCTCTATCTAAAAGATTGTGCTGAGACAACTTGTTTTTAATATCAATCACTTGTTGTTCGTTGTGAACGTGTTCACAAGTTTTATCCAACACAACAATTTTTCCTTTTTTTGCATGGACTTGCAACAGTTGGTCTAACTGCTTCTCATTGGAATATAGAAAGTCATCATAAGGCACAACTTGTTTTGCTTTGAATGCTGTGTCGTCAAAAAGTTTATATAGATAATTTGCTTCTGGTGTTGCCGCCATATTTAAATTGCACAGGCATCACATTCTGCTTCTTCTTCAGGAGTCATTTGCACAACTGTTTGATCTTCAACAGTGTCTTCAATGCCTTGAGGTTGTACAGTTTCTTCTTCACCTTTGTAGTCATATGTGTTTTGGTAATATGATGTCTTCCATCCCATCTTGTATGTATTGAGTAGATCATTTAACATAACACTCATTGGCACTTCATTGTTTTCAAAGTGTGTAGGATTGTAAGACCAGTTGCCTGATATTGCTTGATCAAAAAACTTTTGCATCACTCCAACAATGTTAATATATCCCTCATTGCTAGGCATATCCCATAGTAAAGTGTAATAGTTTTTCAGTTGGGCATACTGTGGCACCACTTGTTTTAATGGGCCTTTTTTAGACTTCTTTGTGCTTAATAATGCCCGTGGAGGTTCGATACCATTTGTTGCATTGCTAACCACAGAAGAACTTTCTGAAGGCATCTGTGCTGATAATGTAGAGTGTCTTAAACCATGTGCCATAATTTGTTTTCTCAACCAATCCCAATCATACTGATATTCTACTTTGCAGATGGCATCTATATCTTTTTTGTAAGTGTCAATAGGTAATATTCCATCTGCATATTTTGTCTGTGCAAAAGCTTCGCATGATCCTTTTTCTTGTGCAATCTTGTTGGATGCTTTCAACAAGTAAAATTGAAATGCTTCTGTGAGTTGATGCACCAACTTAATAGCATCCTTATCGGAATACTTAACATGATTTTTTGCCAAATAATGTGCAAGACCAATGTACCCTATACCCAATGATCTTCTTGCCTTTGTAGATATTTCAGCGGCCTTTACAGGATATCCTTGGTAGTCAATTATTTGATCCAATGCTCTCACACTTAGATCACACAGATTTTCTAACTCATCTATGTCTTTAAGTGTGCCTACGTTAATAGCACTTAAAATACATAAAGCAATTTCACCTTGCTCGTCATCTATTTTTTGTATTGGCTGTGTTGGCAGTGTTATCTCTTGGCACAGATTAGACATGCGTACTGGATCTTTGAATGAAGAATGTGCGTTTGCATGATCAATGTTCATGATGTAGATACGCCCTGTTTCAGCACGTTCCTTTAATAAAGCAGAAAAAATATCCATTGCTTTAATTTTTTTCTTGGGCGTTTTTCTATCTGCTTCGTATTTCAAATAAAGTTCATCAAACTTATCATTGTCATGTCCAAATGCTTCATACATGTCTTCAACATCGTGTGGTGAAAACAAAGTTATTTCACCATCTTCTAATAGTCTTTCATAGAATATTTTAGAGATTTGTATTGAATAATCTAACTTTCTTACTCTGTTGTCTTCAGTGCCTTTATTATTTTTTAACACAAGGATATCTTCTATCTCTTGATGCCAAATAGGAAAGTGTACAGTTGCTGATCCTCCACGTATGCCATTTTGTGTGCATGATCTCACAGTGGCTTCGAACACTTTAAGAAAAGGAATAACGCCTGTGTGTGCAACTTCACCACCTCTTATTTTAGAATTAATTGCTCTAACACGTCCAAGGTTGAGACCAATCCCTGCCCTTTGTGCGATATAATATCCTACCGCTGTGTTAGATGAAAATATAGAAGGTAGTGTATCATCAACATCAACCAACACACAAGATGCAAATTGTTTGATAGGAGTTCTCACTCCGCCCATGACTGGCGTTGGAATATTAATTTGGAAAGTTGATATTGCGTCATAATATTTTTTAACATAGGACATTCTTGTATCTTTTGGATATGATGCAAATAGTGTTGCCGCAATCATCATGTACATGTGTTGTGGAGTTTCATATAGTTGTCCAGTTGATCTATCCTGCACAAGATATTTGTCTACAACTTGTCTAAGTCCTGCGTAGGTAAAATCAAGATCACGATCATGTTTTACGTATGTGTTTAATTTTTTTAATTCAGTCTTTGTATAATGTTCCTTTATCGCTGGATCATATACTCCAAGTTTAATATTTTGATCGATAATTGCAATTAAGTGTCTTGGTTGAAACTGTTTGAATACTTCTTTGTACACATTCCATAATAACAGTCTAGCGGCCGCATACTGATAATTTGGAGTGTCGAGTGTTATTAAGTCATTTGCAGATCGTATCATTATTTCTTGTATGTCTGTCGTGGACATATTATTTGTAAATTGTATCTGGGAATTCATTTCAATCTGTGATGCTGATACACCACTGAGTCCTTCACATGCTTGTTCAACAACAAAATGCATCTTGTCTAGATTCAATGGCTCTTTGCCACCGTCTCTTTTTACTATCTGTATGTCTGTTTTGTTCATTGATATAATGTGAATGTGTAGTAATTATTATAGGACCTAAAGGCTCTTTAGTAAAGAGATAATGAACAGCCAGTTGTGGATAATTAAGGCCTAAACGAACCTAGTTATTCTATACTTAAATGTAGAAGCAGATCCAGTGTTGGTGCTTGTAAACTGTAACGTACCGTCCGCAGTTACAAAAAACACAACGCCTGATGCTATGTTTTCGTTGAAGTCATCAACCAATGTGACTGATGAAGATGTGCCATCGATGCTTAACTTGCCTGATCTTCTTGATGTGTTTCTTGTTAGGATATAATCTATTTCTATGTGTGCCTCCCTTTGTATGTCGAATTGTAAATTAGCATTTGTGCGTGAATCTGTTATGTTGCCTTTGCTTGATTGATTGTCTGCAAGTGTAATGCCGTTACTAGGGGGACTTTCATGATACACACTTCCTGCTATGTTACTCAATATGTCGGTCCTATTAAAGAAGTTACTGAACGTTACATTGTATCCTTCTTGGAAATTAATTTCTGGAACATCAGCTGAATCATCTGTGTTTCTTCCAACATCACGTAAAAAGTTATTTGCAAAAATATTTCCATGTGGTTTTCCACCTGCACTGTGTATCTTGATTGCTTCTGCATCTATTAGATCAAATCTGCTACTTGATATAATAAATCCTGTTGGGCCTATTGTTTTGTTGACTGTTGAGCCATCTGACGCTTCCGCAAGATTAAAGCCTCTGTATAATGTTTTAAATTCACAACCTGAAAAAAGTACATCTTCTACATTGTCACTTACATCCACAGCATACTCTAAACCTTCGAAGTGGCAACCTATAAAATTTATTCTTTTGGTTGTGTTTGCAACTGTTGAAAACATTTTGATTAATGCATTCCCACTTGTTTGGCCAGATTGGTTTGTGAAAGGACCAGTCCATGCACAGTCTTCGAAGTGTGCATCTTTGACTGAATCTAATCTCATAACATTTTGATCATTTGTTGTTTCAAACGTAACTCCTACAACCATTATGCCATTTGGTACTTCTCCACCATCCGCACCAATATTAGCTTGTGTTTGTCCTTTAAGATCGACAAATTCAACTAGGTTAGATAATGTTGTGTCTGAGGTTTTTATTTTTGTAGATGTATGACCATCTCCGATAATAGTTGTGTGTGGATATATTTTAATTGAAGTCCCTGATATCTTGTATTCACCACCTGGAAAATATAATGATCTTTTTTCTTTGCCAGTAGTCTCAACTGTCATTAAGTTTTTGATTGCTCTGTTAATTGCCGCAGTGTCGTCTGTGACTCCGTCACCCACTGCACCAAAGTCTTTAACACTTGCCCTGTCATCTAACTTTTGTTGTAGAGTCCTTTGGATATCACCACTTGCTCCGGTTACAACAGCCGCAGTTGTGTTACCCTTGAATGTGTAAGTGTTTACAGTGGTTAATAAATTATCATCTTCTGTGATGATTTTTGTATTGCCTACTTCAGGAGCACCTTCTGCTGTGGTGCCATTTCCTATGAATAATTCTTGTGTATCGACTGCAAATCCTATCTCTCCTGCCGCTAGTTGTGGCAAGGACTCCTTTAGTCCGCGTCTGTGCTGTATGCGTGATATTTGTACAATCGCCATGGTATGTTTATTTATCGGCTATACTTTATAGTACTGTTCTACTCTGTTGAGCCACATGTCTAAATAATATTCATAGTGTGAAGGCAACAGGTCAAACTGCTGGTAGTTAAGATCACGTGAACACATAAAGATGTGTCCTTCACGTATTTTTGTGCCATACACTTCGTTGTGTGCTTCTGCATAAGCAACCAACTGTAAAAAATAATCATCAACCCATTCTCTTTTCTTAGGCTTGTTAGTTTGCTTAAAGTCCATTATGCAGGGTTGATCTTTGTACACACCAACAAGATCAGTTGTGCCTGAATACAATCCAGGAAAATACAGTGCTTGTTCTATGCCCCATACCTCATTGACATGCACCAATGCTTGATTTATAATTTGGTCTGCCATCTTGTTTGCTTGTAGATGCACTAGATTGGATCCAGGCACTCTTTGTTCACCTATGAGATATCTTTCTAGATTGGCGTGCATGGCTGACCCTACTCCTGAGGCTTCAGTGACTATCCTCTTCGCTTCAGTTTCACCAACTCTTTGTTTCCATTCATTTATCGCTGTCATGTCTTTGGTCTTTGATAGAATTGTTGTGACAGATGGTACCTTATCACCTGAAGGCGTTTGATATACTCTTTTGCCTTCTAAGTTGATCTGTTTTAAAGTGTGATATTGAAACTTTTCTACAATAGGTGGTGGTTGCATGAGTACAGTATATACTCTAGTCGCGTCTCTTCATAGCTCTTTTTGCCATTGATGCAACAGCGCCTGTGTCGTCGATGTCCATATTGCCATCACCTGCTTTGTCAGGCTCATACACAGTGTCTATGGTTACTTTTTCTCCGTCAAATGATTTGATTAAGTTTTTGATAACAGGGTCGGTTGTCATTAAAGACTTTAGAGTGTCAGGATTTATATCTAGTCCTCGCTTATCCATAAAGTTTGACAATGCTGAAATAGGAACTTCTGCAGGCTTATTTTGAGCGTCTGCTTGTTGCTTGAAGTATTGTAAGATTGTTGCTAGATGGAATGCGTAGTCGTCAATCTCTTGTATTAACATTATCTTTCAGCACGGCCAGCTGGCTCGTCACCGCCTGCGGCTGGTTCAGAAGCACCAAAGTCGTCACCGCCTTCTATGTCAGCATCACCACCTTCTATATCATCATCGCCGCCTAGGTCGGTGTCTAAGTCAGTGTCTATATCGCTGTCTCCGGCCATTGGTGCTGGTGATTCGCCTTTTACTACCGCAACGGAACTCATTGCTCCTTCTCTTGCTTGTTCGAGTGCTTGTTCCAAAGAATCTAATGTAGGCTCAACTGCATTTTTAAACTGTTGTCCCATCTCTTGTCCCATTTCATTGTTAATTCTATCAACTAGTTCTAACATGCTGGAAGATTTGATTTCTGCAATCTTCTCATACATGTCTGTGATTTGATCCACAATGTCTTGTGATGCTAATAATATTTCAGATGTTTCCATCTCATTTTCTAGTAAAGATTTAATTTTGTCTGCATATTCTGAAGACTCATTCCTTCCTACTATTTTTTCTAAGTTCTTAAATCTAGTCACGGCTGGTGCTCCTCCCCTTATGAAAGTGTCTAGTTTTTCTATTACTGGCATAAAGCCTTTCATTAATGACGCAGGAACAGACTGTCCACTCTTTGCCATTTCTAATGCACGTTTGGCCATGCTAAAGTTTTGATTCCCAACTAACAATCTAAGTGCCGCTTGTTCACGTCCGCCTAGGGTAAATGATTCACCTAATTGTCCTCTCATCGCTTGAGTCATTGACTCAGCCACTGTGGCTAGATCTTTTGCTAATTGTTCAATTTCTTTTTTTCTTTTTGGATATTTCTTTTCAAGTTCATCTTTACTCATTCCGCCTTGCATGTCATGAACTAACTTTTTAAACTCTGGAGCAACAACATCTTCAATATCTCCGTCATCATCATCTTCTTGAGCCATGGTAACTTTTGCTCCAGGCTTTACAGCATCATCGGAAGCGGTGTCTTTTTTCGATCCTTTTTTCTGTATTGTAACATTGCCATCCTCATCAGTGTCGATATCAACTTGATCTGAATCTATCGTTGTCGTTACACCTGGATTAGCTGGATCATCGATAGTAATATTTTTTCCTGCAACACGTTTTACTCTCATCTCTTGCTCTTTTACTATGGCATCCAACAGCAGTTTATCATTCAAATATTTAGGATTATGTGCGCCTGTGTTGAATTTCATTGCCATTTCAAACTTTTGCATTGAATTTTGTACACTTTCTTTGAACATTTGTAGAGTATCATTATCCAATGTTGAGAGATCTACTTTTTGTCCAAATCTCTGTTCAATAATTGACGATAATTTGTCCGCTGAATAAAAATCTATGTTATCTACTCTCATGATTAAATTTATTTATGTAATATTTGGCGTTGTATCATATGGTCATGGTGCTATAAAATGAATCAATTTTGTTCTTTACTAATTGTAGCCTATCTTCTAAATATTCTAACACGTCTTTATCAGATTTCTTTTTGCCTGATAAGCGATTATGCTCAATAAACAGCATATGATATTCTTTATCTAACTGTTTCATCTCCTTGATTGTTTGTGCGTGTCTTGGCGTGTATTGATTCATCAAGGTAGCAATACATATAGCAATTTTATGATTATGAAGATCTCTTACTATGGGCTGTCTTTGCTTTGACCAAACATCTATTGTGCCAGGTTTTTTCCTTCTAATAACAGCACAATCACCAATGATTACACCATTATTCATGCGTTTCGGCACGTACTTAATGATATCACTATTCCGTGTTAGTTTCCAAATTGTGCGTTGGATAAAGCTTTCAATACGTTTTTCGATGCCCATGGTTGAATATCCGGTTTTTTAGTTCTGCTTTTGTCATATACTACTATATGTTTCTTCCAAAGTAAATCAATTATTACCCAGTCGTCCAAACTGAAAGATTCCACTAAGACATTCTTATTAAGCAATCTATTTAAGATAGATACTTCTTTGTCGCTTACAGAAATACTGTAGCTATCGAATTGTATTTTCACTTTCTTCTTCTGTTTAAGTTTCGTAACCTACGTGATGCAGGATTTATGCGTTTTGTCCTTTGTGCTCTTCTAACCATTTTACTGCCCATTTTTGCCCTAGTGCGTTTTAGAGTCATTCTCTTTTTTACATCAATGGCCTTGAAACATTGTGCAGGATTGCTTACGATTCTGTTTTTTCTTCTGCCAGATGTACATCTGTACTTTCTTACGACTTGGTTGCCTTTTCGACCCCAAATTTGTTTCTCATCTAGGATTTCTTCTGCAAATATTTCAAAAATTTTCATTGTTTACACTAATACTAGGATGACAGCAACCAAGGTAGATAGTAATCCACCAATCACTGTTGCGGCCGCGCCTATTACAATCTTCGTTGACTTCTGTGATTCCGCAATCACCATTTCTTTCATCTCTTGCATGGCATTTTCAAGTGCCTGAAGTCTTTGTTCCAAACGATTGTACCTTTCAGCACACAGGTCGACGTGTGCTTCTAAATTGTTTCTTTCACTTTGTTTTGCTATCGCTGTTCTAGCCATATCTCTTTCAGAGCCTCCCTGCTCTGGTTGTGATTCGGTGCCTGAAAGTGCCTATGCTAGCCTATATGTGTTATTTATTCGGATATCACAGACTCGAAGTAGGTGTTTTTTGTTTGTTCTCCTTGTGTATCAAACACAGCAGGTTCAATTGTTACACTTTCCAATAGGCTGACTATGACAGGCACTTGATGCACATCTTGATATAAACCACCTAAGCTTCCTAGTTTGTTGTCGAACAAACCAGCCTGTTCTGTTTCGAATTCGAACTGCCACACATTCTGCGTGCCGCCAAAGTTCAATCCAAACTGATGATTTTGCATGTCTTGATTGCCTAGTTTTTTCACAGATACCCGTAAGGGGTTACCACGTAATGCTACGGTTTGAAGTAAAGCATTATGGTTTTGCTGTTGCAGTGCAGTTTCTTCTGACACATCAACCAGAGTGTAACAGGTAATCTGTTCAGCCATTGTATTAATTTATGTGAATAAAAAAGGGGACAGTAAAAAACTGCCCCCTTAGATAGTGTAGTCTTAAGATTAAGATACAGCCGCCGCAGTAAGGATACCCATTTTTGTGAGTGTTACTGTTGCAGATGATACCGTTGCTGTGACTTGACCATTTCCGTTAAGTGCTCTGATAGCATCTCTTAATGTGTTACCACTTATTAGAGTGCCTAGTGCATCTGCTCTAACCATGTATGTTTTTTGTGTGTTAGAATCAACTAATGGACCTTCACCTAAGATGTTAATGAATTGCTCGATAGTTCTTCTTGTTAACTCTAAACCAGCAACAGCTGAAGCAGTGTCTGGATCTCCAGTTTCTGCGTTCATTGCTGAAATAAAGTCAACTGTGAAGTATGCAACGTCAACACCTTCGTTTTCGAAGTCTGTCTTATGACTAAAGTTTGCTTTAGCTATTGGCATTGTATTTCTCCTACAATATGTGCCCACGCTCAGTGAACACGGTTGATTTGTATGTATTTATGGTGAGTTTGGTAATTTTTAGTGGGTGGATAATGTGGGGGAGCCTAAACTCCCCCTTTAGCATTATTTTTTAGTGTAGATGTGATACAAGATCCAAATTGCTACTAAACCTAGTAATCCTTGATCACTAAATCCTGATAACAGTCCTTGTATGTTTCCTATCACTGAGATGTCAGGCCAAAACGGAATGCCTTGACCGTTGAACAGTACCTCCAGGACAATGCCCAGAGCGATTAAAGATACTCCGACATCTGCTAGAGTCGATGCCCAACCTTTAATTTGTTTCATAATTTCCATCAGTTTCTCCTTTGTTGGCTTTAGTGCCATCGTAGTATATTGTATACTACATCTAGTTAAAAAACTACCTTATTTGGTTGTAATAATCAAAAAAAGCGAAAAAAAATTACAAAAAAATTTAAAAACTACACAGAACTGCCATAAAAAAAGGGCGACCTAAGCCGCCCTTTAGTGTGTTTTATCTGTAATGATCAATTGGATTATGCGTCGCCTCTTTGGTCGAACATTCCAAAAATGTCAGAATTAACACCAGCTTTGTCGGATACACCGTCTGCTGGTAGTACTTTAATTTTGACAAACACGTCGTTAGTTGATTCGTCTGATAAGATTGATTTGATGTCTGCTAATAGATCAGTTTCTGATCCATCGATAACAGTTGAATCATCACCTACTGCCGCTCCAGCGGATGCAGGTTCATCAAACATTTTATCACCTTCCACAATGTACTGATACACATCGATTGAATTTCCAGCGTCAATTGCTGTTGCTAGTGTTTCATCAAGTGTAGTGGCTTTTCTGCCTAGGTCATATGAACATGCTAATAATGTTCCACCGTTACCAGTTTGTGAGTTGATGACGTTTGTAACTTTTTGAAAAGCTGAATCTTGTGATTCAGGAGTAGTTGCTGTTTCACCTATTCCTGAGTTGAAGCCAACCTCAATAAAAGTTAATGATTTACCAACGAACGACTGACGTCTGATCATGTCAGTTGATCTCGCTCTTGTTATTGGCATTGTAGTTCTCCTTTACTGTAAATGCATTTATAGTGAACTAGAGTTATTTATTCTTGAGCCCACTGCTTTTGTGCTGTCAAATTGGCCTTTGAAAAGTCCAGTCTGTCCACCAGTTTTACTGCTTGGCCATCGTTGTCTATAGCCACATATCCTTCTGGATTAGTCACTTGATAACCTGTGTCAGTTTTGATAAACTGTTTGGTTGCTTTGATTTGATTGATCTGCTTGAGAATAGCATTTTTTAGTACAATGGTCCTGTTGTGTATCTCCAGTATGGCCTCAACCCCTTTGGCATTTTCTGCAAACAGTTTGCCCATCAGTGCTACCATTTCGTCACGTTTGTCTTTGGCTTTATCTGTCTTAAGTTTGTCTTTGGCTTGTTGTTGCACGTCTCTGTAGTAGTTGAGAAACTGTTGCATCATGGCTTTGCCACTCATGCCAAGTGTGCCACCACGCACCAATTTGTTTATGAACTGCAACATATAAGTTGTGAAGTCTTTGTTTGTGCTAAGTTTCATCCATAATGGCATCGGTACTTGTTCAACCAATCCGTCTAATTGTTTGATCCTTGTGCGTAGATCCAAAACTTCCTTGGAAGAAAACAATGACCCACTCATGTCTTTGATATACGCATCATCATACCACACATTGCCGTCTTCTCCAAAGCCACTCACATCAACTCCAAATTGTGCGTCCATTGTTCTAAATGTATCACCTGTGTAACCTGTGTGAAACACTATGCCTATCTTTGCTTTTGTGATCTTGTCATACAGTTTAGAGCCTTTCTGCACTGCGTAAGTTATGGTGTTAGGAGTAAATGTTATGTATGCTTCTCCATCTATCCTTTCAGGTTTGATATCTCCTGGAGTAAACATTAAGTCACCCTGTACTACTCCATCTATGTTTAAGTTTTGTAGATATCTGTGTGCATATTTTAATTTTTTATTCAACCCATCTTTTGTGTGATTCCGATCAATGTCATCGAATGTGTAGTTTACTTTCGGTGTTTGGGCAAACACACTCTTGGTGCCAACAAAAAATTTTCCATTCAAGGGATCTTTACCACACACAATCGCTGGTGCACCATCCCACTTGACTGTGACTCTCACATTGCCATCTGTTCCGCCACCCAACATGTCTGTCATGCCATACAGATATTTTACAGCAGACTTTGCACCCACCAAACCATTACGAATAATGTCCTCTTCAATGTGATACAAATGCACATTGGCGTTCTCAGTTAAAAATTGATTATACTTCATCCTCTTCTTTTCTATCTAGACCGTTGTAGAACTTTTGTTCATTCAAAGTTTTGATTGAATTAACAAATTTTTTGTGTAGATATTGTGCCTCCTCAAATGGATACACTGTGTAGAACTCTTTGATAAGATTAATGGCGCCTTCCAGCACATGTCCGCTCTTGTTTTCAACAACATTTTTACGAGTTGTGCCAGGGGCACATGATGCTATTTCTTCTAATATTGATCTGGTTTGGCGCTTCATAAGTTTATTTAACTAGTTATAAATATCTATAACATGAATTATAATTTAAAGAAGCCAATAAAGCAATATAATTTAAAGACTCGCTCGGGATTGATGGCAAGATTGTCAGAAATTGCCTATCAAGATGAAAAAACTGCCAGAGCATATGCCAAAGCAATAGGATTCACAAGGACATTGTTCTTCAATGTGGATGGTGCTCAAGCCTACATATTTTCCAACAGGGATGACTGTGTGGTGGCTTGTAGAGGCACACAACCATCAGAATGGAACGACATTAAAGCAGACCTTAAGTTAATTAAAGTAGAGTCCGAAACCATTGGAGAAGTGCATAGAGGATTCAAAAAAGAAGTGGATGATCTATGGCCTACTCTACAGCCAACCATTAAAAGATATGGAGCCAAGCGAACCTATCATGTAGACATTTGGTTTACGGGCCATTCACTAGGTGCCGCAATGGCAACCATCATTGCTTCAAGATGCTATCAAGACAATGACTGTCCTGATCCAGCAGAACTTTACACGTATGGATCACCTAGAGTGGGCGATGGAGATTATGTGAGTTGTTTTAATTTTCCACATCACCGTTATGTTAACAACAACGACATCGTGACAAGAGTGCCTATGTACATTATGGGATACAGGCATCATGGCACATTACATTACTTTAATTGCAATGGTGTTGAAAAGAAACTGACAGCATGGGGCAAGTTCAAAGACAGACTGGTAGGTCTTGGCCGAGGTATCTTAAAATTGCAAATGGATTCCTTTTCAGATCACAACATCACAACTTACGCAGAACAGTGTGAAAAATCTTAATCTTTCTTAATAATCCAACAGACAAAATACCTATCCAAACACAAACGTATTCTTGTGTCATCATACCATCTTGTTCATAAAACTCACCTATGATTGCAACTGTATAAATGCAAACAACGTAGGCTAACAAAGGACTTGATAGCCAATATATCATATCCAGTTTCTTCTTTTTATTTCAGCCGCAAAAATTTTTGCTATTTCTGCAGAGCCTTCATTATTAGGATGTGGATCTGCATCACTGACAGTTTTAAAAGATCCTGCCAACTCTGCTTTACAAACATTTTTATATAACCATGGTGTAGATGAAAGGGTGCTAACAATTCTATCGATATTCAAATCTTCTTGTATAGTTTTCTTTTTTAGCAATATATTGTTTACATCGGTGCCAGTCATATGCCATTGGAAATATTTGCAATTATTTGATTTCATTATTGAATCTAAACACAATACTTTTTGTATCCATTCCCAAAAATATGTTGTTGTTGAATAAGATAAAGCCTGTGCTCTCAATAGTGTTTTGGAGATTTCATATTGTTCTTTACTAACTTTTGCATTATTTTTAAGATTCATTGCCCTGACTTGAATCCACACATCATCCTCATAACAAAATTCTGTGCGGTCGATGGTGGTCCATTGTGCTATGAAAGCTGTTGAGGATACATCATTGTTCCAAACATATTGAGTAATTTCACGCAAGATTTCACTATTACTACCTCCGCTTTTCCAAGTTAAATTTATCACAGGTACACCTAGGATATCCTGTAAATGTTCACTCCAGCACTTGGTGATACCAGATTGGCCTGGACGGCTGTAACTACATCCCATAACAACAACTTTTTTAATCATTAGGAATAATCGGGTAATGGGCCGCCATGGGCCTTACCTTTGATTTTCTTACCACCAACTGACACTCTCTTCTTGCCAACCTTGTGACTTTTTTTACCATCACGTGGCCTAAGTCCCTGTGACTTGCATGATGCTAACCATGATGCCGGCAGTTTGGCATCTGGTGTGTTGGACCTACACACTTTTGCAGGCGCAATCCCTATTGCCTCTGCTGGTGTTAAAAATAGTTCCATTACTTTCATATGCTTATTTAATGCTGATTGCTTTGGTGTTATTCAAAGTGCAAGGCACATTGCCAAAATCAACCTTCTTGATTCTATCCTGATTTGTTACAAATTGTTTGAAATCATCTTGTGTGTATGTGTTCTTTGTCAAGTCTTTCATTTTGATCTGCTGTTCAAAGAAGTTTGCAACATTACTGAATTTATTGCATATTTCATGATCTCTAAATTGGGCAGTTTTTTGTGCAAAGATATCTGCATAATAAGTTTTGAGATAATCAAAGTTTAGTTGATATGGGTCAACCACTTCTGTAACATTGACCTTAACAGGTTTATAATCTAACATCCAATTAGCCAGTTTATCAAAATCCAAATAGTTTAGATTGGTCAAAGCGACAGTGAACATGTGTGTGATATTATTATCCAAAATAGTTTTCATGTTTTGGTCAAAGCTCTGCCAGTCTTTGCCAAACCGACAGTATTCACCTAGTTCGCCGTAAGCATCAACACTGACAGTGAGACACAACTTAGGAAACTGTTGCAACAGATCAATCCAGTCTTTTGTTAGTTTAGATAAATTTGTATTGATAACAACTTCGGGATAGGTTTTATCTTTGATAGATGACAGCAGTTTAAAATATGTTGGAATCATGAAAGGCTCTCCGCCAGCCAAATAGATATGTTCCATCTTGGAAGTGTCGTGGTGTAGTATTTCATCGTTATTATGCACAATAACTTTCTTCTTAATTTTACCCCACGTGGTACTATATGAGTCACTGCACATTACACAGGCAAAATTACAATGATTACTGTACAAGTAATCTACGGACAGTATGTCTTTGCTGTCAATGTCAAACAGTTTGTCTTTCCATTTTGCATTACTGCTTTGTCTTCTTGATGTAAGTCCTTGTGCTTCTTTCTTCCAACAGGCAGAACATTCTGCTATCTGTTTCCCTTCCAGCATATCCTGTCTTGCTTGTTGGTATCCTTCATTGCCAAATTTGCTTAAATCATATGCAGATGTTTTTGCAAAACAACACAGTCTAGGACTGTTGGTGGTGTCTATGTGTTGATGAATGTATGGTAGCACACAATATGATTTAGGTAGTTGCATTATGCCCCGCTATTGGCCCCGCTATTATCTTTTCAAACCTTTGATGGTTCTTCGCTTCTTGGCCTGTCCTGCTCTTTGAATGTTTGTTCTTTTGATGATTTTTGATGCTGGTGAAGTTCTCAGTGTTCTTGCTCTCTTGAAAGACGCAACACCTGCCTTTCTTTGTCTAGTTTGTCTTGCTTTGATCCTTTTGGCCATGTCAATAGGCTTGGTGCAGGTAGCAGGATCAGCAACAACTCTGCCTTTTCTTGGGCCTGATGTGCATCTAAATTTACGTTGTAGTGTGCCTTTAGCACCACGTCCTAGCACTCTACCCACTGCTTCAGTGATTGGTTCGCATGGATATAGTTCATAAATCTTCATATCAATATTTAACCTTTCAACGAGTGGTTCAACGTCGATCTTTCAACGTCTTATCTTTCAACGTCTACCTGCACATAGACATCTGTGTGTGTGGTGCAGGGCCTAGGAGATCTGCAGATGAGGCGGGTGTTGCTCTAATGCCACACCTGTTGCAGAAGTGCAACACCTAAATCCGTGTTGCAAAAATGCCACACCAGTGACCACCACCACTCTTATATAGATAATATTACCAAAACACATTATGTCAACCAAGCATTGACCTGCGGTAAGTATTAGGATGACCACTGTTTTTATCACTCCCTGCATGACCCAATCAGATATCTATGAGAAAGTAGATAAGTCAACACGATGGGTGATCATGGAGGATCATTATCCGTTGTCTCCCTATTCATCTGTGGGGTCAGAACAATTTGTCTATGACTTGTTTGAACAGTTCCCTAATTGTTTGTTCGTGACATCTGTGTGGAGGCCAAATCCATATGAAAATGAAATATGGTTTCCATTTTACTTTATACAAACCATAAAAGATCATCCACAATGGATTCCAAACTTAGAGTCTGTTAGGCCTAAGACTGCCAATGTCATAGGAGGACAGACCAGGATAGCCAGAACACTCTTGTCGTTTTGGTTGGCCAAACATTATCCTAAGGATCAATTGCTTGATAGGTTCACACAAAATGATTCTTTAGGCAATGTTTTATCCATCATAGAAGATTCGGACTACTATGATAAAAAACACCTGCATCCAAAAAAGTTTTTGTTGGACAAATTTGTAGACACAGACGAAGATATTATTAATAAAGTAATCCTACCCGATTATATTGCTAAATCATATCTTGCATTTGTGCCTGAAGCCACTGGGGTTGAGATAGGAGCCAGGATCAACGAACACACCTATCTGCCTTTGGTTGGTGGCAACCTGCAAGTGCCTGTTGGCAATTATCAAGTTCATACAGTATTAGAACAATTAGGTTTTCATATGTTCACTGATATTTTTAAATTTGATAGTTTAAAGACAGATGACAGATATCAAATGACCATAGGCGTGTTGGAAGATAATAAAGCAATCATCACTGACCATAAAATTATAGAACAAATATGGTTTGATAACACGGATCGATTGGCTCATAATCATAATCTGTCACAGGACTTAGGACACTTTAGGGAACATTTTAAATCAACTATCCAAACACTTTCAGAGTCTCTACAGTATGTTGATCTGGAAACCATGCAATTTTTGCCAGAATTTAGGAGTGTGGCCTCAATTTATTTTTGGTTGAAAGATTTTTCTCAATAAAATCAAACACTTAGATCTGTTGATAATGGTTGGCAGATTCTGCTGATACATTATAATAAGGATATGAACAAACAAGTTGGAGGTTTTATGTATAAAAACAAAGAGCAGTCATTAGAAACATTCACAATGTCTGCAGAAAATCCAGAGTTTCATAAAAGACTTGAGGTGCTTGAAGAAACGATTAATTTAATCTTAAACGACGATTTACAGAAGTGGTCCTACAAGACCAGCCAGAAAGGATACTTCAGCAGATGCAAGATATCCTATGGGAAGAAATTTGTAAAGATTGTGAGAGAAGAAGGCACCAACCCAGACCATCCAAGAGAGGTATCACAGTTTGGTTGGGTTGATATGTCCAATGGCGATGTGTTGATGGGTCATAACTATCGTTCACCGTCAGAGTCAGAAAAAAGAAATCCAAGAAGTAATATATGGAAAGACCAATATGGTGCAGAATCTATATCTTCATATGGAGTCGGATACAAAGGAGCAAAATACAACAATGAATCTTTTGTTTCTAAGGCGGTTGACACAATCGCAGAGAGAACTAAAATTAAAGAAAAGGATTAGGAGGTCCAAATGACAATACAAAAATTTAATAAGAAGAGAAGTGAGTTGATCATGGCAATCCATGATATGACTTTAGAAGAACTTCAGCAAGTGGTAGACGCGGTGAAGTTGAGAAGAACTTATCTACACTCATCCACGGCAAGATCATTTGTCAAAGGTGACAAGGTTGAGTTCACAGGTAGAAGAGGTGAGCCAATGCAAGGCGTGGTTGAAAAGGTGGCTAAAAAATATGTCACAGTTGATTGCACTATGTATGGTGGCTCTGTTTGGAGAGTGCCAGGGGCACACTTGAAGGAGGTTGCATAATGAAAGTAGGCACACTCAAAGAGATTATAGAAAACAATTATCTTGACGATGAGGCTCACATCAAGTTCTCAGGTGTAAGAGATGGCAAGACATTTGAAGGATATGAAGTATGGACCACAGAAGATGACAGTGGTAGAGAGACCATACACATATCAATCGCATCAGAAGGTGATTCAGACTTTGAAAGAGTCCAGGCATGGAAGAATAAAGAGATGATGAAAATGTATGCAGATAAGATACATGACTCATTAGAAAGGGTGACCTGGGAATTGGATGAGGAAGATAGTGATATAGAGGCACTGATGAGCGATCTGTATAATGAAAACTATGTGGACATGGAGGACCTGATCTTGATGAACACAGAAGCCAAAGTTTTAATCAACAAATATGAAAAGGAGATAGCATGAGTTATCCATATGAAAGTAGAGAGGATGTGGCCAGAGAGATATATTCCAATGGCTGGCATTCAGAAGAGTTCCGCAAGTTATATCCTACTTGGCAGGACTTTATGGAGTCAGATGACTTCGATGAAGAAATGGATAGATTAAGATCGAAGTTTGAATAGATGTTATTAGTTGCTGGAGATTCATTCACTGCCGAAGGACCACACTTAAACTGGTACGATCATTTGTTTACAGGAAAACCTAAACTAAATTTGGCCAGCAATGGGGCAGGTAATTTTTACATCGCCCAATCTATTAAGGCCATGGTCCATGCTAATGACAGCATCAAGGCGGTGGCTGTGATGTGGAGCGAAATGGACAGATTGGATGAAACCAGTGTACATCCTAAAACAAAATATTATTCCAACCTAAGCGGATTGACTTGGAACCATTATGGCAACATGGCGAGTGGTGAAGGAAAACATACTTGGAAAGAATTAGGATATGATCATATAGTGGAAAAGAATGTAAGAGAGGTCACAGAAGCAATTGATCTCCTAAAGGAAAAAAATATTCCTTTCCTACACACATTCATCTATGATTCAGAACTAATCACTGGATATATCAGACAAAGATCAGTCTGGCCTTTCATCGGCGATTATGCAAAGAAACAGAATCTATTGGCAGAAGATTCATTTCACCCTAATGCAGATTGTCACAAAGAATGGGCAGAACAAATAAAAGCACAGGCAGTTGACATATTTGGTAATCTTAATATAATAAAAATTAATTAACAGGAGGACGAATAATGATAGAAAATAAAGAACAGTTTAATGTTGATCAAGAAGTTGAAATGACATTACACAGAATAAGAGAACTTGATATGATTTATCAAGCCATAATGGCAGGCCAAGGACATGGTTATGATGAAGATGAAACTGTGGCTGAAATGGAAGACATTGCAACGTCAA